ATTTTTTTCTTTTTTTAGGAGGTCGAGTTTGTTTTTTTGGTTTTACTTCAATTACATAAGTTTTAATTTTACCCATGTTTTCTTTTACTTTGATAAGAAAGTCTGGATAGTAACGATGAAGCCGATTATCAATAGGAGAGAGATATTTAATATAAAATTCTTCACTTGCCCACTCAAGGATATTCTCATTTAGATCACAATAATTGCAGAATTTGGTTTCCCAAGTACTACGACATATAATATTATTTGGATTTCCCTTGTATTTTTTGGGAAAAGAGGGTCTAAAGAAACTCTTTTTACTTTCTCCCATTATACATACTATATCAGTAGTAATATTTATAGGCCTAATGGCACAGATAATAAAACCTAGAAAGGTTGGAGTATCAGCTTTAAAAAACTCTATTTTAAACACTGCTCTTACTACACATTATGAGTGTTGGTTTAATCCTCCTAGCACAGTTCAATCCCTAATTACAGATGTGGCAAAGGATGAGAATTATACATTGTCTTGTTTAGAGGCAGCATTACCTGGTACTTCATTAGCTACTGTGGAGTTGCAGAATGATCATAGTGGAATAACAGAGAGGCATGTACATCGAAGACAATATGATACTACTGCTTCATTTACGTTTTATGTTGATAGGTATTATAGGCAGATAAAATTATTTGAAACTTGGATTGGATATATTGTAAATGAACAGAATCGTCAAGATGAGAGTTATTTTTATAGAGTAAATTATCCAACACAATATCAAACATCTATATGGATCACTAAATTTGAAAGAGATTTTAATAACGCAAGAAAACCAGAAAATAATTATGATGAACAACAATTGACATATCTATTTCTAAATGCATATCCAATTAGTATTGATTCAATGCCAGTTTCTTATGAAGGAGCACAAACATTGAAGTGTACAGTTAATTTTAATTTTAGTAGATATATTACTGGAGCAACTAAACCCACAGATTTAACTTATCCAGTTACAGGAGAGAGTGATAGTTCGCAGTGGGTAAGTGGCACACAATTTGGTCTTACTAGTGCCACTAATGAAGGGGCAAGCGAAGCTGACTACTTTGCTAATAGTGCAGAAGGTCAAAGAGCACAAGCTGCTTTGAATGCTCTTCAAGATAAGTAATCCCAATAAACCTGCTAAATAAAATACACTGAAATTTCTATAGGATATTATGCCTTTACCAAAGATTGCGACCCCGACGTATGAGTTGGAATTACCTTCGACTGGACAAACGATTCAATATAGACCTTTTTTAGTTAAAGAAGAGAAATTATTGGTTTTAGCATTGGAAGGAGAAGATGTAAAAGAGATAACAACGGCTATTAAGAATGTTATAAAGTCTTGTATTCGGACCAGAGGAATTAAAGTAGATACACTTCCTACATTTGATATTGAGTATCTATTTTTAAATATTCGAGGTAAGTCTGTAGGAGAGGAACTTGAAGTAAAACTTCTTTGTCCTGATGATAATGAAACTTATGTTCCTGTAACCATTCCTATTGATGAAATTGGAATATTAAGGAGTGATAATCATACCAATAAAATTCAAGTAGATGCTTCATTAGTGATGGAAATGAAGTATCCGTCTCTTGCAGAATTTATAAAGAATAATTTTGATTTTAATAATGATTCAACGATGGATCAATCTTTTGATTTGATTGCATCATGTGTTGATAAAATTTATAATGAAGAAGAAGTATGGACAGCCGCTGATTGTACTAAGAAAGAGATCAATTCATTCTTAGAACAAATGAATTCCTCCCAGTTTAAAGAGATTGAAACTTTCTTTGAGACGATGCCTAAATTATCTCACACAGTTAAGGTTAAAAATCCAAAGACTAAAGTTGAAAGCACTATAGTATTGGAAGGGTTATCCAGTTTTTTCGGTTAGGTATGATTCACATGAGTTTGGAAAATTATTTTAGACTTAATTTTTCTCTCATGCAGTATCATAAATATTCATTAACTGAGATTGAAAACATGATTCCTTGGGAAAGGGACGTGTATGTTGAATTATTGAGAGCACACCTAGAGGAAGAAAAACTCAAACAGCAACAAGCGAATGCCTAGTTCTATAAAACTTACTGAACCGTTAGACATCCTTGTAGAGTATGGATATCTCGATGACGATACTCCATATCATAAGGCATTAAGTAATGCTGTCATGGATTTTGCAGAGGATCCAACTCTAGGTGGTGAATATAATAAAGATTATGTGATGCTTCTTCAAGATGAGGCAAAGAAAGAACTTAAGTTAAGAAGAAAAAAAATAAATGTTAAATCATTTAAAGAAAATTTTTTAAATAAAAAAGAAGAACCTGTAAAAGCAGATACTACAGGTGAAAGTTCTCTTAGTTTATATAAACCTCCAGTAGATAATCTTGATTTACCTGTAGAAGAAAAAGAAGAACAAAAAGAAGGACAAAAAGAAACAGAGGGTCTTAAAGGAATAAGAGATATTCTTGATGATATATTAAAGGTATTGCGTTTAGATTTTAAGGATGATAGAAAAGAGGCAAGAGATGCACGAAAAGCAAAGTTGGATGCTGATAGAAAAGCAAAAGAAAATAAGTTAGAAGGAGGGTTAAAAAAATCAGCTGGTCTAATTGGAAAATCTGTTCAGGCAATGGTGAAACCCTTTAGTAATATATGGGATGCCATAATTAATTTCCTTAAGTTTACCTTAATTGGAGCACTTTTTAACAAGACACTTAAATGGTTCCAAGATCCAAAGAACGAAGAAAAAGCAAAGAGGATTGGTAAGTTCTTTAGTGATTGGTGGCCTGCATTATCTGCTGCTGCTCTTTTATTTCTTACTCCTTTAGGTGGATTATTAAAAGGGGTGGTAGGTCTTTTAACTGCTATTATTCCTAAGTTAGTCATAGCAATAGCTGCCAATCCCTATGCAGCACTAGCACTGGTGGGGACGGGGCTTGCGATATATGGTGTATCTAAACTTGCTGGTATGTCGAGTGGTCCTGATAAAGCAGTGGATGAATCTCTAGAGGAGATTGGAAGAGAAGAAACTATTAATCAATTAAAAGAGGAGCAAGAAAATCGTGGGGTGATGGGAAGAGTTGGTGATTTCTTTACTGGAGCAGGAGCTGAACGGGAACAGCAAATTGAAAGATTGGAAGGTATGAGTGATGATACTGGAGGGAGTGGATTTAAAGATGGGTTTTCTGATGTAAAAGCAGAACAAAATATGGGAACTTTTACTGGTGACGGTTATATGAAGGAATTTGAGGGAACGGCTGGATTTCAAGAATTTAATGAAGGTGGTTTAGTTCAACATTATAATGATCAAAAATCAGCTCAGAATTTTATTCAAAAGTTTAATGAAGGTGGTTTAGTTCAAAACTTTAATGAAGGGGGAATGGTTGATAAGGAATTGGTTTATAGTTTAAAGAAATTTAATACCGAAAAAGTAGTAAAGGGAAATGAAGTAGAAAGAATTAAGACTAGAGAAAAAACTCAAGGTTCTATTAATCTTGAAGATCTTTATGCGAATCAAGATCAAATTCTTTCTCAATTACCTGAGGGAACAACTATAGAAAGTATTGTTAATGGAACGTCTGATATTGATGCTGAAGTTCTTTATCCAATACTGCAGAATAGTGATGCACAGGCAGTTTCTAGTGCTAAAGAACGTGCTTCTACTATGCAAATGATGCAAGAGAATAATTTAATAAATTCTGATAATACTGTAAAAGGTCATAGTTCTTTTAATCAAAACTTTAAGGGTGGTGGATTAGTTAATACTTATAATAATCTTACTAAAATTAAAAATTATAAACAAGGTGGTTTTGTATCTGGACCTGGTGGAGTAGATAAAGTTCCTGCCAGATTAACTGCAGGTGAGTTTGTGATGAGTAAAGGTGCAGTTCAGAAGTTTGGAGTCAATACTCTTGCTTCTATGAATGCAGCTGGTGGGGGAACTAACGTCCCAACAATTACTCAAGAATATAATGGAGGTGGATTAGTACAATATTTTGAAAGTGGTGGAATAGTAAGGGATATGGCAAAAGAACCAGTAGGAACCCCGATTGTAAATTCTACAAATAAAACAATTACTTTACCCACTATTCCTAAAGAACAAAGAGGAGCTCAAAGTAAATCTCCTCAATCAGATATTCCTGATTTTAGAATTCCTATAATATCTTCTCAAAGATCTATGGTCATAGCATCATTGGGTATTGAAGATTTAATCGGAGGATAAGAATATGATGATGTTGGCAACGTTAGGGAAAACCTTATTAAAGTCTGGAGCAAAGAAGATTGCTAAGGATAAATTATTGAATAGAAAAAAGAAGAAGACTAAAAAAAAGACATCAGGTAAGGAGATGTCTACTGGTCTAATGAATAGAGAGGTTGATAAAAAGGGTGGAGCATTAGCAATTCAACCTACTACGGATTTAGTTGGTAATTTAAAAGATTTTGAACCAGTAAGTGATACTTCAGGTGAGGCAGATATAGTTATTATTAGAAAACAGGTGATACAAGTAAAAGATATACTAAAAGATAGTTATAGTGCTAAAAAAGAAGAAAGAGAGGAGGAGAGAAAAGCACGGCAGCAAGTAAAAAGAGAAACAAGGGAAGAAAAACTTGAGAAACCAAAAGTAAAACCTAAAGAATCTAAAGGAATGAAAGTTCCTAATCTGGGATTGGGGATTGGTAATTTCTTTGCTTGGTTGGCATTTGGAATTATATTGAATAAATTAATGGAATTGATGCCAGCATTACAGAAAATTTTTGGTGTATTAAAACCCATAGCTGACTTCATAGGTGGTGTATTTAATTTTACTGTGGGATTGGTGACGGGATTTATTGATAAAACTTATGCGGGAATAGAAAAATTAGAAAAAGCAATAGAAGCGATTGGTGGAGAGGGTGCTAAGGAATTATTTGAGAAGTTTGGAAAGTTATTTACTCAGGTACTTAATGGTGCATTGATCGCTGCATTAATCGGAGCAAGAGTGGGTTTATTTAATAGAAAACCTAAAATTAAGCAACCTAAGAGAAGTTTTAGAAATCGAATAAGAAGAAGAAGAAATTTAAACAGAAGATTATTTGATCCTAAACGTGGTGTAAAATCAAGAAGGGTAAGAAATATTAGAAGACTTAGAAAACTTAGATTGAAGAGAGTAAAAGAGTTCGGAAGACTAAGAAGATTTGCTAAAACCAAGCAATTTCTAGATAAGGGTATTGATCTTGGTAAAAATATAGTCAAAACAACAACCAAAGTAGCACAGACTGCAACAAAGGGAATAAAAACTGCAGCAAAAACAGCAACCCCTGTAATAAAATCTGCAGCAAAAACAGCAACAAAAGTAGTAAAGAATGCAACAAAAACAGCAACTACTGCAGCAAAAACAGCAGCAAAGACTGCAACAAAATTAACAAAGAATCTTTCAAAAACAGCAACTACTGCAGCGAAGACTGCAACAAAGACTGCAACAAAGACTGCAACAAAATTAGGAAAGACTGGATTAAAAACTGCGTTAAAAGGATTAAAGTCTGCTAAGAAAATTATTAGTCCTATTGTAAAGAAAATTCCTTTTGTTGGTGCATTAATTGATTTTGCTTTAAATTATTTTGTATTTAAAGAACCTTTAGGAAAATCTGCATTTATGGCAATTGGTGCTGGTGTAGGTGCGTGGCTTGGTGGAATGTTAGGAACTTTAATTCCTGTCCCATTTGTTGGAACTGCCATTGGTGCTTTTATAGGTGGTGCTGGTGGTGATATGTTAGCTGGTGCGATTTATGATGCTATTTTCAAAGAGAAGGAACCTAAAAAAGAAGATGGTGAAGATAAGGAAATGAAAGAGGAGAGAACCCTTACTAATAGATTTGATATGGACACAGGAAAAGCATATATTAACAATCAAGAAGTTTCTACTGATGAGTATAGTGAATTTATAAACTTATCAAAAGAAGAAAAATTAGACAAATATGGCATAATAAAAACTAATTCTGAAGATATTATTTCTAATAATACTCAAAGCAAAGCGGAGGGATTGGATACCCACCCTTCTTATGCTCAAGGTGGTATGATGCTCATTGAGAATACTACTACATATATACAGCCAGTAGAAGTATAATAAAAATATATGGCAGTAGAAGAATCCTTACAATTTAGTATATTTGAAATTAACTCTAATGTTGATGATAAAATCATTGACTTGAGATCAGGTACTCCACGTTTTGAGTATCGTGAGAGTGTTTTCTCTCCTTTCATTGAAGTGACGGCATATCTAGTTGACACTGGTAATACAGTTCCCTCAGATGATGGTTCAGATTCTGCTGTAGGATTATTGGAAGGTGGTTATTGTCAAGGAACTGAAAAAGTATTATTTAGAATAAAAGATAAAAATGGAGCTAAAATTGATTTAGCACATGAAGATGGTGCTGATTTAAGATTAGCGAGTGTGACTAATTCTAAACAATCTTTTCAGAATCAAACTTATACTATAACTGCAGTTAGTAAAGAAGCATTTGATAATACGTTATTGGATAATAGATGTAAAATGCAGTATAGTGGAAAGATATCGGATATTGCATTAACTATTCTTCAGAAGGATTTAAAATCAGTAAAATGGAATGGTACATTTATTGATGAAACTCTTAATGAATATCATGAATTTGGAAGGGATAGATATCCATTTGAAATGCTTTTAGATCTTCAAAAACTTGCTATTCCTAATCTCCAAACATCAGACGGTAAAAATGCTTTGGGACAGACTGCGGGATATCTTTTTTGGCAAACATCCGAAAGATTCCATTTTAGATCTTTGGATAAAATATTCGATACCACTGATAAAAAAATTAAAAGATTTGTTGAAAATAAAAAAGCAGAAGCAACCCCTCCTGTGGGTTACGATGCTAAGATTTTATATTCTATGAGTCATCGTAGTATTGATGCCTTAGCAGATTTTGAATCAGGATCTAGAGGAAGTAGACTGGAAGTTTTTAATGAGGTCACTAAAACTTATCTTCCTTATGAATTAACTGCATCTAATAAGGGAAATGGAATTCTAGCAGGAAGACATTTACCTACATTTAATCCAGAGTATGATGGAAAAATGACATCAGTACAAAGAACAAGAGCTGCTGTGGGTCAAACGGTAAAGGGGCGTGAGACTATAGAAACTCAAGTTGAAAAAACAGATCAACCTAATTATTCTGTTGAGCAAATTTTTCAACAAGCACATCAAAGTTATAGGCAAAAAATGAATATCTCTATAGAGATTGTCATTGCTGCAGATCTAAGTTTAAAGGCAGGTGATTTGGTTTATTGTGAATTCGAGGAAATGACTACAAAGAAAACGGTAAGAGGAAGTAGGTTCCGAGATAGTGGTATATATATGATAGCGGATTTATGTCATTATGGTGACGGAACTAAGGCTTTTACGGGATTAAATCTAGTAAGAGACTCCTATGGTGTTAAATCCGAATCTTCATGATATAATGAATAAGTACTTAAGGAGAATTAACATGACATCTAAAACTCCAGATCACGATCTTGATCATGAGGTTTATATTGATCCTAAGGATCATAAGGAGCATATCAATCATGGTATGATTGAATATACTGAGGAAGATTTGAAGATGCACAACGATGCCTTCCATGCCCACTCAGAGGATGAAGTTAATAAGAATGAAGGTAAGATTAATGATTGGCATACAAGGCACGAGGACAAGCATTTAGAAGTATATTGTGATAACCACCCAGATTCTCTGGAATGTAGAGTATACGACGATTAATAACTAATGGATTCACAACTCCAAAGATATGCAAGAAGATTAGTAGAGGAGCAATTGGGCCGTAGTAAATTACTATTGGCTCAAGTTGTTAGTGATATAAGCACGGTTAAAACTGAACAAGATACAAAGTTCAGTGATGATGAAAAGATTCATCTAATGAGATATAAGATCTTGTTATATGGAATTCATAGTCCCGATGTGCCTAAGGAGGCATTACCTTGGGCTTATCCTAATAATTCTACATCAGGATTAAGAGGAGAATCTATTGGTACGGTCACATATCCTCGTGGAACATTTGTATATGTAACCCAAGATCTTCAATCAGGTGAATATTTTATTGAAAGAGTTGCTCCAAATACTGTAAAAAATTTACCTTTAACTACAGAACAGGCATTTGCTCCTTTAAGTGGTTTTGATCCTAGAAACACCCTTTATCCTGCACCAGATACGCTTTTTAATGATGGAGCATTGGTACCAGGAAATGAAGAGTATAATGTTTCATTTAGATCATATGCGGATTATCTTCAAAACACTCCAAGAGATGAAGCAAAGTTACAGTTTCCAGTATTAGACTCTGCAAAAAATACTGTGGGAGGAATGTCTTCTGCAATAGAAAATGCAATAAAAGATGTTGAGACCTTAAAAAAGAATTTAATAGGAAGTAATAGTCTTTTAAGACAAAGTTTAGAAAGTATTGAGAATGTAGAAAAGTCCGTAGACATAGTTGCTCAGGCACTTGGTAAACAAATAAAATTGATAGCTGGATATATTCAGAATATAATGGCTAAAGTATTGAAAAAAATGCTTAGAAAGTGGAATGCAGTATCTAATTTTAAGACAGCATTAAAAACTCCTAATACAGGTAAGTTTGCCGATAATCAACTAATAAGTATGATGACCAAAATCATCAAGTGTGCTTTTGGTTTAGGAATAGCTGCAATCCCTGAGATGGTGGGTAAAGGTTTACTTGGAGTTATTGGTAAAGTTGTTAACAATGCTAGTTGTTTCGTAGAAAATTTTATATCTAATTTTGTGGGGCAAATTACTGGTCAATTATCTGCCTTAATTAATGGAGCGATTTCATCTATTGCGGGTGTTCTTGGGGGAGTAACAGATATTTTAGGTTCTATTGGTGATGTTTTAGATTCTATAATGAATCTTTTAAAATGTGAGGTTACTCCTTCTCAAAAAGATCCTGTCATAAAAGAATGGAATTTCTTGGATGGTGGTAGTCCTGTTAAAATTACTTTAAATGTTGGTGATATTTTTGAGAAGGCTAAAAAAGTAGGAGAAACAGTTCAAAAGGCTACTAAAGTTCCTAAGAATATTAGTAACTATGAATTTAAATATAATGTTCCGTCAGTTATCAACGATACTATAACTCAGGATTGCCCTACTGGACCTCAAGAATGTGGAGTTCCTGATGTTACTTTTTGGGGTGGAACAGGATCGGGTGCAAAAGGAAATCCAGTGGTGAGTGCAGTAGGGCAATTGATAGGGGTTGATATTGTAGAGAGTGGAAATTATACTCAAGCACCTTATGTAAGTGTTAGTGATAAGTGTGGTGGAGGAAGAGGAGCAGTAGCAGAGGCTATTCTTGGTCCCGTAGAGACTTTTACACCCACTATAACCAGTGATATTGATGGCACTATTATTGCAGGAACGAATTATATAAGTGGTTTTAATTTATTACCTGATGCTCCCATAGAAAATAATATAGATTTAGTTGGTAGAAGCATTATGCAACTATCAAATTCACCTTCTATTCCAGCTGGAACTAAGATTATTGATGTTAAAGGTGATAAGATTTTTCTTAATAAAAAGATTGAAGGTGATGGTAGTGTAGGAGATATGCAATTTCATATTATTGGATTTGATCCAGAGGAAGCGGTTAGTATCACTACTTTTGATGTTGCAGTTAAGAAAACTCCACGAACTAATAAATTTGTTATAGATAATCGTCAACAAAGAGTCGTTACTTTAGAAAGAGGAAAAACTTATAAATTTGATCAATCCAGACCTTCTAACGGAGTGATTCTTGAAGGTGGTAAAGAGGAATTAGTTTTAATGAAAGGTGAAGATCCTTTTGGCGAAATTTCTACTGGTGAGTATGAGGAGATTAATCGACATCCTTTAAGATTTTCTACTAAATCGGATGGAATTCATAATTGCGATAGAGCAGCTATTGATGTAGGTCCACCAGATTGGAAAATATCCAGAGAGGGTTTACCTTCTAATGCATGGGTTCTCACGGAAGGAGAGCAGGGATGGTCACCCTTTTTACAAGCATATGGAGTTTTTCCTGTATATAAGGTTTTACCTGGCGTTCATACAGGACACTGGGAGATTATAATTCCTGAGCCAGGAACTTATAAAGTCCAAATTCAAGCAGATAATGTAGGAACTGTATCTTGGAATGGAATTTATCTAGGTGCTACTGATCCCATACCTCTTATCACTAAAACTAGTAAAGTATTTAATGAAGTTAATTCTGTAAATCAAGATATTACTTTCAATCAATGTAATAATGCAAATTTCCCACTTGGACAGACAATTAAACAGAATGGTAAAAAACTTGAATTAAAAGATGGGGATGGAACTGATACTAATGCATCATTCACTATTGAGAGTGGAGATGCTGTCTTCAAAATGAAAACAAATTATGATCCAGGAAATCAAGAGGTGGATCCTGTGACTGGTGAAATTATTGGAGAAATCAAAGATGATGTAATAACTAGTACAGATCAAATGGTTATAGAGGGAACAGGAACTGTAACCATCACATTAAATTGGAGTGATAATCCAGGTA